AATGAGCAAAAGGGTACCGCAGTAAACCTCAAAGTCGTTCCTGATTATAAGGAAAAGATGTATCCAGAGCTCCCCTCATACGGTAATTATGTGGAGAAAGCAGGAGGAGTATCTCGTCTTTCCTTTTCCAAGAAAGAATTGGAGGCAATCAGCGAAATGTCAGCAAATCGCGCTAAGAAAGATGACGGAGCAATGTCGCAAGAAGACGTAGACTCTCTCATTTAATGATTAGGGCGATAGGAGAAATCTTATCGCCCTTTTCTATTTTACCTGGTGGGTAAAGAGTGGTTCGATTCCACTTCGCCGTACAAAACGCACGGTGGCAGCGTGGCTGCGGGACGAAAGAGTCTGAGGGCGTTGATATCGCAGCGAAGGGCCTCTGATTGACCCTCTCGACCAATCGGAGACTCGCCACCATACCACCCCGACGCGCCGGACGCGCGTTTTGGCTTCCTAAGCTGAGCTTGCGAGGTTCGACTCCTCGGTCGGGGGCTGAGAGAGCCGGAGAGGAGCGCGACACGCCGTCGCGCCGTGAGCCTATGTTCGGGTCGGTAGAGTACTTCCGTGTCGGCTCTCTCTCTCTTTCGCGCCGCTCTAGTGCTAACGGTCAGCACGCGTCCTCGGTAAGGACGAGGTCCAGGTTCGACCCCTGGGAGTGGCTCGTGATGAAGAGATGCGTGTGCTGCAAGAACTACGAACTCCCGCTCACCAACGCGCTCATAGGTGTAGAGGATTCCGTCTGCAGACCGTGTCAGGCGTTTCTGTCGACGGGTCGGGAGTTCCCCGAGCACGAAGCTCGGCACACCGGCGCTACGCTCTACGGAGAGGAAGCTCGGGACACCACAGGGCGCGTGGGAGACGCGGGACCGGACCCCGTGTCGCCGTGACCACGTAGGTGCGAGGCCAAGCAGCGGCGATGACCTTTGCCCGGCGAGCCGCGGGTGGGCCGCCAACAGATAGATGTAGCGCACGGTCGCAGATGCGGCCGACAGGATCCCGGCTACAGGTGTGCCAGAACGCAACGGTAGGGCCAGCCGACAGACGGCGGCGGCAGCTGTCTCGAAAACAGCCTGAGCTCGCGCTCGTGCAGGTTCGACCCCTGCCCCTACCGCGCAGATCGGAAGGTGGCGCTGCGTGGGCGGCAACTAGTCTTGAAAACTAGGCCAGGTCATCCTGATGGTTCGACTCCTTCACCTTCCGCGTAGACAGTGACAAACTGTCAGTTGGTGGGGCCAGCTAATGCAGAGGCTGGGTACGGGGAAGAGGACTGGGCGCCCGTACAACTACGGCGCGTTGGCGAAGTGGTTACGCAGCGGTCTGCAAAACCGCGACACGTCGGTTCGACTCCGACACGCGCCTCGAAGGAGGAGTCACCTTGATCTACGTTTGGATATGTCCCGTCTGTGAAGAGCGTCACGAGTCGCGATCACGCCGCGTTGAAGATCAGCCGATTCACGAGCACTTCAACCGAGCTGTCATCGCGCGGCGCGACTTTCAATCGGAGGGCGTGCAGGTAGATCGCTTCGCTTTTCGTGTAGGCGGGAACCGCCGGGCTCGCAGTGAGCCTATGCCCTACGAGGAGGCTAGGAGACACAACGAGGAGAAACTGAACAGCTGATGGCAGGACCACCCCCGAAAGACCCGACGCAGAGAAGGCGTCGAAACGCTACGCCGGGCTTCGAGCAGCTCGACCCAGACGGTCGAACGGCTCCCGCCCCTGGCTGGCCGTTCCCTCCTGCATCCGAGGCAGAGATCGCAAAGTGGGGTGAGCTGTGGTCGCTGCCGCAGGCGGTGAAGTGGGAAGAGCAGCACGCGGAGGACATCGTAGCCCTGTACGTGCGGGCCCTCATCGCCGTCACCCAGGACCTAGACGCCAAGCTGATGAACGAGGTTCGCCAGCTCGACAACAAGCTGGGGATCTCTCCACTTGCCATGAGGAACATGCGGTGGGAAGTCGCTGCGAAGAAGATAGAGGAGCCGTCGCCCGCATCGAACGGGAAGGCGGCTCGTCGCTACGTTCCCAGCTGAGAAGGTGAGGCCCCGTGCCCTGGCGCGGACCCAAGATTCGGGGTGAGAAGCCGACGCTCGGCTTCCTCGTCCTCGACTTCGTAGAGAGCAACTGCGTCATCCCGGACGGGCTGTACCAGGGCGAGCCGTTCATCCTGAGCGAAGAGCAGAAGCAGTTCGTCCTCGGACTCTACGAGCTGAAGCCCGACGCCAAGCCCAACCCCACGAAGCCGTCCCGAGCCTTCGTCAGTAACCGAGGTGGACAGCTCGTGGCTCCCCAGAAATGGGGCAAAGGACCGTTCTCAGCGGCCCTCACGATAGCCGAGGCGTACGGACCAGTGCTTTTCGACGGCTGGGACGCCGACGGCGAGCCCGTTGGCCGGTCTTGGCCGACTCCCCACATCCAGATCACTGCCGTGTCGGAAGATCAGACAGAGAACGTCTATCGTGCTCTGCTACCGATGATCACTCTCGGTGACCTCAAGTACGACATCCCCGACACTGGCCTCACTCGAATCAACCTTCCCAACGGTGGTCTGATAGAACCCGTCACCGCGTCCGCGCGATCTCGTCTAGGCCAGCGCATCACCTTCGCGGTAGAGGACGAGGCTCACGACTGGAACAGGCGAAACGGCGGAAGGAAGCTCGCCGACACCCAGCGCCGAAACCTCGCCGGTACCGGTGGTCGCTTCCTCGAGACCGGTAACGCGTGGGACCCGAACGAGGACAGTGTAGCGCAGAACACGTTCGAGAAGGAGACGGGTGTCTACAAGCTGATGCTGCACGGCGGTTCGGGCTCGATCGCCAACAAGCGAGAGCGGATGCGCGTACTGGGGCGCGTGTACGAGCATTCTTGGTGGGTCGACGCCGACAGGATCTCCGCAGAGATCGACAACCTCCTAGAGAGGGGTGAGCTCGCGCAGGCCGAGAGGTTCTTCATGAACCGCATCGTGCCAGGTGAAGACCGCGCGTTCGAGCTGAAGCGCTGGAACGCCCTGGTGAGGGCCGGCTACGTCGTGAACGACGGAGCGATGATCACGATAGGGATCGACGGCGCTCGCTACGAGGACGCGCTCGCGATCATCGGCACCGAGATCGAGAGCGGCCACCAGTTCGTGCTCGGGATCTGGGAGAGGCCTGAGAACTCCGACGACGAGTACGAGCACTCGATGCACGAGGTCGACGGAGTGATCGAGGACGCGTTCAATCGGTTCGACGTGTGGCGCGCGTACTGTGACCCGGGCTCAACCGTCGCGAACATCCTACCGTGGATGGAGAAGTGGCAGGGGAAGTTCGGGGAGAAGAAAGTGATCGAGTGGCAGATGAATCGTCCGAAGCCGGCCGCGTACATGGTCAGGCACTACACGGCCGCTATCGCGTCCGGTGACCTAACACACGACGGGAACAGGACGTTCTCTGAGCACATCGCGAACGCTCGCCGAAAGGCAACGACTGTTCTCGACGAGGACGGGCGAGTGATGTATCTCCTCTCGAAGGAGTCACCTCACTCGCTGAAGAAGATCGACGCCGCGGCTGCCGCTGCGCTGGCATGGGAAGCACGAGGCGACGCGATCGCGGCCGGTGTGTCTACGACCGGCGGCTACGATGATCCGCGTGTGATGTGCGCGCGATGCGGACACCTGAAGCGTCACCATATCCCTCAATGCCGTGCTCGGCCGGAAGGACACTGTGACGCGTACGTTTCACAGGACGGGGAATGATGACAACTGTTGATGCAGTAGTGGGAGCAGAGGCTGTGCTCGGGCGTAGTCTCGAGCCGGCAGAGATGGATCACTTGGTCACGATCACGAAGAGAGGTCTCGGCGAAGTTGAGAAGTGGGACGCCATCTTGGCGATGCTGGGGGTGAAGTCTCCCGACATCGTTCGTCAGGCGCTCCGATACCAGCTAGTTATCGCGGCTAACGAAGAGCGCGACTACGAGAAGGCGACCGCAGTTCTTCGCGACGACGCTGAGACGCGCCTGAAGAGGGCCGGATGGGTGCGCTAAGCTGGCTGAGGAAGAACCTGCGAGACACGAGGACTCTCGAGCAGCTCGCGGAGGGTGGGAAAGCTCTCTCACCCGACGGCTATCCCGTCGTGGACTTCTCGCCCGCGATCCGGAGTGTCCTGCGTTTCGACGGGGTCGGCTTCAACTACGCTCAGATCTACGCGAGCCAGCAGAACGTGCGGACCGTCATCGACTACGTCGCTCGGCAGGGCGCAGGTCTGCGACTCAAGATGTACGAGAAGATCCCTCGTGGAGATCAACCTGACGATCGAGTCGAGCTGGATGAGCACCCGCTCGCTGAACTTCTCGAAGATCCCCTTCCAGGTCAGTCGCGCTACGATTTCTACTACGCGATGCTGGCTGACTTCTGCATCTACGACGAGTTCAAGGCGCTGCTCGTTCGTTCGAGAACGGGTGGGCGTCCGAAGGCCATCGTCCGTATTCCCCCTCCCAACCTGATTCCCGAGCGAGACTCGACCACGAACGAGATCCTCTTCTGGAGAAACATCCGGGGTGAGCCGGTCAGCACGGATGATGTCTTGTGGTTCAACGGGTACGACCCCGCGACGAACCAGAGTGCCATCCCGCCGATGGAGACTCTGCGACGGCTGCTCTCCGAAGACTACTCTCGCGACCGCGCCCAGGAGACCTTCTGGCGGCGCGGACTTCGCAAGGACGGCGTGATCGAGCGCGCGGTGGACGCCCCCAAGATGTCGGACGAAGCTCGCGAGTCGTTCCTGGTCGACGCGGAAGACTCACTCGGCGGGAGCGCGAACTCCTATCGACCGTTCATGCTCGAACCCGGCATGAAGTGGCAGGACATCACCTGGAACCCGAACCAGATCAACTACATCGCGGCGCGAAGAGTCTCGAGGCAGGAGGCCTGCTCGATGTTCCACGTGCCGCCTGCTCTCATCGCCGCGGCCGAGAACGGGGCGCAGCCGGACGAGGCTGCCTTGCAGGTCTTCTACCAGTCTACTCTACCGCCCTATCTGGAGAGGATCGAGTCGAACATGAAGGCGAAACTCCTCCCGCTCTTCACCCCGAGCGACAGCGTCAGGAAGAAGCAGTACTTGAAGTTCAACCTCGACGAGAAGCTCAGGGGCTCGTTCGAGGACCGAGCCGCGATCATGATGTCCCTCGCCGGCGGCCCCGTCGTCAGCGTAACAGAGTCGCGAGCTCGCCTAGACCTCCCGCCGACCGGGAACCCGCTGGATGACGAGATCTACCAGCCGCTCAACTCCGTACGTGGTGGCGGTACTCAGGCCTCGCCGACCAACCCCGTCGACACACCAGCGACCACGAACCCCGCTGGCACGACTCCGGGTGGCGGGACGAATCCCGAGAAAGACCTAGTGCAGGAGATAGCAGACTTCGACGCCCGTGTAGAGGCAGCCCGCAAGCAGGCCGCCTTTACGGCCAGGCTCGAAGAACGAGCCGCGGCTGTCATCGCGAAGCACCTGCAACGGCAGCGGGCTGCATCTGGCAAGAAGTTCGACGACGAGAGGTGGACTCGAGAGCTGGTGATGGACCTCACGGCTGAGCTAGCCCCGCTACTCGACCTAGAGATCTTCAACGAGTCCACTCAGAAGGCCCTCCATGATCTAGCCTCAGAGACTAACGAGGAAACGGAGACTCAGCGTGAGGACGAGGGCGTATTCGGTGTAGACCGTGCTAGAGCGGTCGCCTCAGCGGTAGCGGAGACGCTAACCATGAGCCAGGAGAATGAACGATGATCCGTAAGACATATGAAGGCGCGTACTTCAAGGCGCTCGACGACAGCACGGGCGAGTTCGAGGCGGTCGTCTCGGTCTTCGGCAACGTGGACCTCCAGGGCGATCGAGTCCTGCCAGGCGCGTTCGAGAAGACACTAGAGACCTGGCGAAGCCTCGGTGATCCGATCCCAGTGATCTGGTCGCACCAGTGGGGCGATCCCGAAGCCCACATCGGCTTCGTCATGCCGGACGACGCTCGCGAGATCACCGTCGACGAGAGCAAGGCCTTCGGCGCCGATGTTCTCGGTGGTCTCTACGTCAAGGGACGGCTCGACGTCAACAAGCCGTTCGCTGCGCAGGTCTACGACCTGCTCAAGCAGCGAAGAGTTCGAGAGTGGAGCTTCGCGTACGACGTCTGGGAGGAAGCTCCTGGAGATGACCGCGCCAATGACCTGAAGTCGGTTGACCTTCTCGAGCTCGGCCCGACCTTGAAGGGCGCAAACCCATCCACGTTCACGCTCGGTGTGAAGTCCGTTCTCGAAGAGGCCGCGGCGATGGACCGCGGACTCAAGAAGATCACGCGGGCGCTCGACATCGACTCCGACGTCGGCATGAAGATGCTGCGCGACTGGGTCCACGGTGATGTCTTCGCCGACGGTGAAGAGCCGGTCGTCGAGATGAAAGCACTTCGCG